TAACTATGCAACCAATTAAATCAGCATCAAAAATTGACCGCACGAAGAATTGGCGCGTGCTCATCTATGGTAAGCCGGGTGTGGGCAAAACGAGCGCAATCAAAAATCTAAAAGGCAAGACACTAGTGCTTGATTTAGATGATTCATCGAAGGTTCTGGCAGGTGTTCCTAATGTTGATATCCAACCGTTTGACCGCACCAAGCCATCAGATGAACTTGTTGATTTTATGACACACATTAAACAGCTTATCGCTAGTTATGACAACCTGGTCATCGACAATGTTTCAGCGCTGGAAAAGGACTGGTTTGTCGAGCAAGGTCGGAACTCCAAGTCAGGTATCCGAAATGAGTTACAAGATTACTCAGGTTGGACTAACTATTTTGCCCGTGTGATCACAACAATTTTTATGGACGCACCTGTCAACGTTTTGGTTACGGCGTGGGAAAACACTCGCGAAATCACGGCCGAAACCGGTCAAAATTTCACCCAGTTTGCGCCAGCAATTCGTGATAGTGTCCGCGATGGCTTGCTCGGCTTGACTGATGTCGTTGGTCGGGTCGTTATCAATCCGGCTACCGGTGGGCGTGGCGTCGTGCTAGAGGGAACCGACAGCGTGTTTGCGAAGAACCGCTTGGATGCACGGAAAGTGGTCCCGATTGAAGAACTGTTTGAGTTTGGGGGTGCCAGCGATGAGCAGAGTAGTGGACAACCAGCTTTACGGAGTGTGGGCGACGATGAAACAACGCTGCCTAAATCCAAATAATCACAAATATCCAAGATATGGTGGGCGAGGAATAAAGATATGCGATGAATGGTTAAATGATTTTTATGCATTTAATTCCTGGGCATTGTCTCATGGGTATAAAAAGGGATTATCCATTGATCGCATCAAAGTGAATGGTGATTATGGACCTGATAATTGCCGATGGGTCAGTCAAAAGGTGCAACAAAACAACCGCGAGAATAATTATCGGCTAACGGTTGATGGACAAACTAGAACGCTAGCCGAATGGGCTATGAAATCAAGGTTCACAGCTAGTGCAATCAGGGCTCGAATCGAAATTCAAGGAAGAAGCGCCTATGACGCAGTTTATGGTGACAACCCGCGACTTATTTTTATCACAATTGATGGACAAACTAAAACAGCAACAGAGTGGAACAAGATTAAAGGTTACCGCAGCGGATTAGTGCTTTCCCGTATTGAACGAGGATGGAATCCGATACAAGCAGTCCAAACATCTCCAAGAAAAGGGAATTATCGGCATGGGTAAATTGAGAGTTTACCAACAGAAATTAGTAGATCAGGTACGCAAGTCATTAACTACTGGCTACAAACGTGTTTTAGTTCAATCGCCAGCAGGGTCGGGTAAAACCGCCACAATGGCTGAAATTGCAAAAAAGCTACTGAACGCGGCAACCGAGTGCTGTTCATCGTGCACCGCAAAGAAATTGTGGCTCAAGCAAAGGCCACTTTTGAACGCTGGGGCGTTGATATGAGTTTGTGCGAAGTGGGGATGGTGCAAACAATCACCCGCCGGTTGGATTACATCGCAACACCACAACTAATTTTGTGTGATGAAGCTCACCACTCACTTGCTGCTTCCTACAAGAGGATATTTGAACATTTCAAAAACTCAGTATTAGTGGGATTTACTGCCACTCCTGCACGATTGTCTGGGACGGGGATGAAAGAAGTGTATGACGACTTAATCATTGGGCCTGAGATTAAGTGGCTTATCGACAATAGTTATTTGGCACCATATGACTACTATGCACCAACGCTAATTGACGTTGAACGGTTAAAGCGGGCGTCAACCGGTGACTACAGTAACAAGTCAATGGACCAAGCAATTAAAGTAAGGGCAATCTTTGGTGATGTACTCAAAACCTACAAAGAGGTTGCCAATAACACTAAAACTATCGTTTACACCCACAATGTTCAAGCAAGCATCGATGTTACTGATGCATTTAATCGAGCTGGATATCATGCAGAACAAGTGGACGGTAAAACGTCCGCTGAGATGCGCAAACAAGCCATGGATAACTTTCGGTCTGGCAGGACTTTAATCCTGGTCAACGCCGAGTTATATGGCGAGGGCGTAGATGTGCCTGATTGTCAGACAGTCATAATGCTTCGGCCAACAGATTCACTCACACTATTCATTCAACAATCAATGCGTGGGATGCGATACCAGCCGGGTAAACGAGCCACAATTATCGACCACGTCGGTAACGCTTATCGATTTGGCTTACCAGACACACCACGAGAATGGAGTTTGGAAGGTCAACCAAAGAAAGAGCGTGGTAAGTCTGATGCTCCAGCAATTCGCACGTGTCCCAAATGCTATGCCGTTTTACCAGCCAACACTCACATTTGCCCACTCTGCGGTTTTGAACAACCGGTTGAGAGCAGAGAACTCGACGTGAAGCCGAAGCAAAGCTGACTAAGTTAACACCAGCATTTAAATTCACTGTTAAGCGACCTGATCATATGTCGCCTAAAGACGCTAAATCAATGGACGACTTAAAGAAAATCGCCAACGCTCACGGTTATAAGCCAGGCTGGGTGTACTACCAGGCTAAGGCACGTGGGTTCATCTCAAACAAAAATAGGAGGCCAACAACATGGCAGAATTCAATTTAACAACAGACTACTCAAAGAATAACGAAGGCAATGGTTATGATCCTTTACCAACTGGAGAATATGAAGTGGTAATCAATCATGTGCAAGAGGCAGCCACACCAAGTGGCGCGGAAAGCTTACAGTTTGACTTAATTGTTCGCAATGATTTGGACGCAGCACTACCAGCTAGCAACGGTAAATATCATAACCGTCATGTGTTCGTGGACAATTGGAAGCGGAAGAAGACTAACCAATATGACATGGATGGTCTGCAATACATTCTTGAAGCCGCAAAGATTCCAGAGGGAACACAGATTAATTCGATTCAAGATTTCATGAACGCTTTATATCACAAGCCAGTGAACGTGTATGTAAAGAAAGAAAATGAAGAGTACAACGGGAGCGTGACCGAGCGTAATCGTGTGGCACCATGGAACTTCAAAGGAACCAAGTATCCACAACTAGCACATCAATTTAAAGAAACGTCATCTGCACCGACCCCAGCGCCTACAGTAACTAACTCAGATTTACCATTCTAATTTTCGAGGTTAAAGCATGTATGAAAAAATTCCAGCAGAACTGCGGGCCCTAAAGCAATGGGGCCTTTACCGACGTATTTGGCAGCCAGATAAGAACAAATACACAAAGATTCCGTATAGTGCGAACACAGGTCAGCGTGGCAGCAGCACAAATGAAGCTGACTGGGTAACGTTTGATGAAGCATTGGTCGCATTAGATGGTTATCAGTTGGATGGATTAGGCTTCTTTTTCGGACGTGGCTACATGGGTATTGATATTGATCATATTGGTGGTGAACTTGAACGATTGGCCGCGGGCGATAGAACAGAAAACATGGCATGGGAGTTTTTAGATGCTACGCAAAGTTACTCAGAACTGTCAATGAGCGGTGAAGGACTTCACATCATCGTGAAGGGGAAGTTACCTGGTAGCCGCCGGCGTTCAGGCGATATCGAGATGTATCAAGACGGTCGTTTCTTTGCCATGACAGGTAACAAAATTGGTCCTTATGAAGGTGTCTCAACACCGCCAAAAGAAAATATCAAAAAGCTTTACACGAAGTATCTGGAGCCAAAGAAAGTTATCTCGCTACCTTCGGCCACACCTCAGAGTGGACCAAACAACCTCAGCGAAGACGAAATCGTCACCAAAATGCTCAACAGCAAGACCGGAAGCCGAATCAAACTTTTACTCCAAGGCGGGTGGGAGCAGTTTTACTCATCGCAGTCAGAAGCAGACCTGGCTTTCGCGAACGACCTGGCGTTTTGGACAGGACGGGACTTCACCAAGATGGACGCGATTTTCCGTCAGTCATCTCTCATGCGTGATAAATGGGACGAAAAACACGGTAAAACGACTTACGGAGTCGCGACCATGAACAAGGCGATTAATGAGACCAATTCCGTGTATCAGCCAGAGCGCGAACGGCCAAAGTACATTATTTCGTTCGGCGGGTCAGACAAGCCTAAAGAGTTTCCTCCACGGTCGTGGGATGACACCGGAAATGCCGACCGTTTTGTTGATCGCTTTGGCGAAATTGCACGGTACTCATACATCGACAAAGCTTGGTACATCTACAACGGCAGCTTTTTGGAGCAAGACCAGCGCGGGCAACTCGCTTCGATGACTGACGCAGTCGTGGCTGACCTGAAAAACGAGAAGTTAAACATTCCGGCCGACGCTGACGAAGAGGCGATGCGCAAGGCTTGGGAGCAATTCAAGAAGCGGTCACGTAGCAATGCCGGCAAGAAAGCCATGATGGACGAGCTCAAGCACCGATTGCCAGTGATGCCAGATGAATTCGACAAAGATTTGACGCTATTTAATGTTTTGAACGGCTATGTCGACTTATCGAACGGTGAGCTGAAAGACCATGAGATAAGTAAGATGTTTAGTCTGCAAGGCAATTTTGAATACACCGACACGATGGACGCACCTGAGTGGGAGCGGTTTTTGGACCAGATTTTTAATGGTGACAAGGACTTAATTGAATACCTGCAAAAGGCCCTCGGATACTCACTCACTGGATCAAACAAAGAGCAGGTAATGTTTATCCTGCACGGGAACGGTCGAAACGGTAAGTCAATTTTTCTGGAGACTGTGAGCAACATCTTCGGTACCTATGCCAAAACGATTCAAGCTGAAACAATCATGGTTCGAAAAAATTCGGGGCCAAACACAGATATCGCACGGTTGAAAGGTGCGCGACTGGTCACCAGTAGTGAACCGAACGAAGGCTACCGCATGGACGAAGGGCTAGTCAAGCAGCTTACCGGTGGTGATAAGGTCACGGCTCGGAAGCTCTACGGAAATGAGTTTGAATTTGAACCGCAGTTTAAACTGTGGCTGGCAACCAACCACAAGCCTATCATTCGCGGCACCGACGACGGTATCTGGCGTCGATTGATGCTCATCCCGTTCAAGGTTCAGATTCCCGATGACAAAGTCGATAAGGATCTCAAGTACAAGCTTGAGCGTGAGTCGGTTGGGATTCTTAACTGGATGGTAGACGGTGCATTGAAGTGGCAGAGAGAGGGATTAAACCCGCCGGCAATCGTAACCGAAGCAAGCAAGGGTTACCGGGAAGAAATGGACGTTCTCGCTGGGTTCCTCGGTGAAGTGGCAGAGACGGGACCAGGATTCAGCGTTAGGTCAAGTGAGCTTTTCAAGACTTATAAGCAGTGGGCCAAGGATTACAGCGAGTACTCAATGTCATCTACTAAGTTTGGCATCGAGATGGCTCACAAATTCACAAAGAGGCGAATAGCCTCTGGATACGTCTATGACGGGGTTCGCATAAAACCTGACACGAGATTGGCTTGGAATGTGTAGGGTTGTGTATGGTTAGTGTACCCCCATTGTGAACTCTAAAGCCTTGATGTATAAGCCTTTATATTACTATTTCACTTTCTTATGTACCCTTAAAGAAAAAAGTATTAATAGTAATAAGAGAAAATATGTATAAGAAAAAAAGCTTTTTAGCAAGGGTACACTAATAGCGAAAATTAACGTTGAACACCTACAGCTACAAGGACTACAGCGTTTTGCCAACCATACACTAGGGGGTACACTTTTGAAATCAGAACACGCGATTCAATCAGAAATCATGATCGCTGTCAGTCGCGCCGGTTGTACTATCATCCGAACCAATGTCGGCAAGGTTAGAACCGATACCGGCCGTATGTTTGATGCAGGACCACCGAAAGGGTGGCCTGACTTGACCGGCTTTCGACACAGTGACGGCAAACTAATCTTAATCGAAGTCAAAAACGAGACCGGCCGACTGAGGCCAGAG